TTACTTAGCTAAAACAAATAATATTAAAAGATTACAAACTGCAGTTCGTGCAGACTTTGGAATTGGAATTAGATTTGCTAAATGGCTAGGATTTACTAATGAAGGATTAATGAAACACTATGGTTTTGATGGTGCTGATCATTATAGATTTGCGAGGATTTACTAATGGGACTAGAAACAGCAGCTTTAGTAGCAGTAGGTGGTTTAGGTGTAGCACAATACCAACAACAAGGTGCTACTGGTAAATTTAATCAAGCAGTTCAAAATCGTAATGCACAAGTATCTGAGCAAGAAGCAGCTCAAATGGAAAAACAATTAACATTTGATTTAGAAAGATTTGATCAAAGGTTTCAACAATTACAGGGACAAACAGTAACTAGAATTTCAAAAACAGGTGCAGATTTATCTGGATCTGGATTAAGAATATTAAGAGCTAATGCTCAACAAGGCGAAATAGAAAAAAATATTATGGAATATAATTCTAAAGTTGGTCAAGCAAGAAAATTTGAAGAAGCAAACTTTTATAGAATACAGGGACAAGTTGCAAGACAACAAGCAAAATCTGCACAAATGAGTACATTATTTTCTACTGGAACATCTTTACTTTCAATGGGTGGAGGATTTGGTAAATCTTCAGGTATGGGAGGATTAGATGGTGCTAGTTCTTATGGTCAATATTATTCTAATCCAACAGGCTACTCAGGATCATTTTAATGCCGAGAGATTATAAAAAAGAATATGATAATTATCATTCTAGTGCAGAACAAAAAAAAGATAGAGCAGGAAGAAATGGTGCTAGAAGAATGTTAAAAAAGAAATATGGAAACAGTTTACTTGGTAAAGATGTAGATCATAAAGATAGAAATCCAAGAAACAACAGTATGAGTAATTTAAGATTACAATCTAAATCAGAAAACAGAGCAAGGAATCAATAATGCCAAAGATACCTACATTTGAATCACAAACAAGACCAACAACAGAAATAGGATCTGTTAAATCTGGCATTCAAATGCCATTAGATACATCTTTAACAAAGATGGGTTCTATAGTAGCAGATTACTATGTTAAAGAAAAAACAGCAGAAGCAGATACTAATGCTTTAAAAACATTAAGTAGTCTATATGGAAATCAAAATGATGGCACTCAAGGATTATATTCTATCCAAGATGAATTAAAAAAAAATCCAAACCCAAGTCAAGCGGCAGTATTATATGATCAAAAAATAAAACAACTATGGAGTTCTGCTGAAAATTCAACATTAGCTAACGCAGATAATTTTACTAGAAAAGCATTAGAACAAAAATTTTATGCAACAGCAAATGTTTTTAAACAAGACGTCATTAAAGGATCAAGAGATGCTTTATTTGATGAACAAAAAAAAGCAACTTTTTTAGACACTCAACAAGGTATTATTAATTTAAAAACATTAGGTGAAGATTATATACCTATTTATAATCAAGACAGATATACAAATATAACTAAATTAGCAGATTTAGAACCTCAACAAAAAAAAGAATTAATAGCCGAAGCTATAAATCTTGGTCATAAAGAACTTGCTCAAACTATAATAGAAAAAAATCCTGAGGCATTTAATAGATTAATTAAAGAAGGAAAATTAACATTAGATAATAAAAGTTTTGTAGAACTCGTTGATAAAGCAAATAAAAAAACAGAAGAAAATACATTCAATACATTATCAGAAGGATTAAATGTTGAAGCTGGAGTTTCAACTCCATTAGGGATTCAAAATGCTTATAACCAAGCAAAAACAGGAACATTTGGTGGAGACGTAAATAAAATAAACATATTTAATCAATTACAACCTGGTGAAAAAACTAAATTTTTTGAAACACTTGATAAGAAAAAAAGAGAATCATTTGCTGAAATTAACAATATTAATACAGCCACAATGAATGAAAGAAAAAACATTTCTATTAATAACTCTATTCGTGTTTATGATGATTATAAAACTAATGGAATAGTTAATCAGTTAAAAGTAAAAGAAGTTTTTGGAGATGTTAAAGATAATAGAATTGCAGCTGATACAAAACAACAATTTATAGATATTTCAATTAAACAAGCTGAAGGAGAATTAAAAAAAATTAGTAATTATTATAAAAATAATGAAATAACTAATAAAATATTATTAGGAGAAGTAACTGATTTATCAACTCCATTTGTTTTAAAAGGAGAAGATCAACCAAAAAGTATTTTACAAAGAGCAGGTGATGGAGTTAATCCTGATGTAGATCTACAATTTTATGTTAAATATTTATTACCTAATGTTAAAGATCAACAATTTTTAAATGATAATAAAAAATTTTTTGAATTTATATCTAAATATGAAAAAGCAGTAGAGGGTCCAAAGTATGCTAGTTTATTAGATATTAATTCTGACAATCGTTTAAATGCTTTTAAAAATGATATGTTAGAAAAATTCTTAGCTCAAAAAAAAGCTGGGGTATCAACAGAAGAATTACTTAATTATACATCAAAAAAATTTATTGGAAATAATGTTGCTAATTATATGGTTAATTTAAATGAAGTTTCTAAAGCTATTGATAATCAATATAAACCATTAGAAGGAAAGCCTTTAAAAGCAAAAGGTGAGAAACCTGAAGACTATTTAAAAAGAATAGGAAAATAATGAGTGGCGTTGCTGAACTTAATGCTCTTAAAGAAGGTGGATTTTCAGAGCAAGAAATAAAAAATTATACACAAACAAAATCTCAAGATCTTATTAATGGTGGTTTTTCAAAAAAAGAAATTAATGATTATTTTGGAATTAAAGAACCTGACACAACATTAATAGAAGAATATTGGAAAGAATCAGTTAATGAAGTTATTACTGATAAAGAATATCAATCATTTAATGATCCTAACACACCTTTTGCAACAACTGCACAACTAGCAGAAAAACTTAAACTTAATCTATGGGGTGCTGATAATAATTTAGAACCACTAATAAGAAAAAAATTAGGTGATTCAACAGTAAACACAGCATTAAATATTCATTTAGGCAAAGGAATGGAAATGAATTTACCTGAACCTGAAAATCAAGGATTTGGTCAAAAATTAATTGGATCTGGTGTTAGCATGGTTGCAGAGATACCAACTTATGCAGCTGGATTTGCAATAGGAACTGGTATTTCTGGTGGTAATCCTTATGCTGGTTTATTTGCTTCTGGTTTTACTGGAGCAACCATACAAGAAATGTATGCAGAGATGAGACAAAAAGGAGAGGTACAAAACTTTTCAGAATTTTGGAATTTGTTTTTAGAAAAAGCTAGAACTGTTGGAATAAAAGAAGGTATTAAATTTTATGCTGGAGGTGCAGCAACTAAATTTCTTGGACCACTTAGTGGAAGTGTAACAGCAAATACTTTAGCATTTAACACAGCATTAACTGGTATAGGTGTTGTTCTTGGTGATCATGTTCCTGATGCTGAAAGTTTTTTAATACAAAATATATTAACAATTCCACTTGGTTATACTTCTGCAAAGCAAAATATTAGAGAAGCTGTAACAAAAACTGGTAAATCTCAATTAGAAATATATGGAGATATGTTACAAGATCCAACAATAAGAGAAGATGTCTTAGCAGTTAATACAAAAGGAATAAGAGCTTACAAAGATATTACAGAACAAAAACCAGTAGAAGAAGTTAAACCAAAAATAATTGAAAGGAAAAAACCAATAGATCCTGATGAAATTAAATTAGAAGAATCAATACAAAGAGATCCTATTAAAAGAGATATTGATTACAAACAAATAAAGAATGATTTTCTTTATTATGGTATTGATAAATACAATATATTTAAACAAGTTACTGATAAAGCAAAAGAACTTGGCGTAGATAATTTTAAAAATAATTTTAATCCTTATGAAAATTTAATAACACAACAAGGATTAATATCTGGAATTGCAGATCATAATATTAATATTGGAACTCTTGATTCATTTAAAAATAGTTATGAAAAGATTGGACCATCACTAAAAGAAAGAGTTAATATTAAATCAGAACAAGATATTTATAAAACAGATTATATATTAAAAGCTAAAAGAGCTATTGAAAAATCAAGTCAAGGATTTGAAACTGGAGTTGATCTTACAGCTGCTAAAAATATTATTAAAAAAAATAAAGATTTATTACCAAAACAAAAGTCATTAGTTGAATATCAACAAATACAATTAAAAAATTATAAAGATGCAGGAATGCTTAAAGAAGAAGGATTTAAAGCAATACTTGAAGCTAATAAAGATTATGTAACTTTTGATAGAGTGTTTGATGAAAAAGTAATAGATAAAAGTTTTGGTGCAGCAATAGTTAATCCAATAAAACTTTTTAAAGGAAGTGCAAGAAAAACTTATTCACCATTAGAAAGTATAGTTAATACAACAAGAATTTTAGCAGCTAAAGCTGAAACAAATATAGCCAACACAGCTATGATTGATTTAATACTTAAAGTAAACAAAGCTGAACCAGGATCTTTTTTTGATGTAAAACTTTCTGAAAAAAGAACAAGAGAAACTAGAGTAACAAAAGAAGAATTAGATAAAGCTGGAATAGATACTAAAAATTTATCTATTGAAGTATTAGATGCTTTTTCTGTTTACAGAAAAGAACAGGGATATTTAAAACCAACTGAAATACAAATATATAGAAATGGAAAAAGAGAAGTTTATGAAGTTGGCTCAGATTTTGCTAGAGCATTTAAAAATGTAGATAAAACTGTTTGGAATGATGTTGCTGCATTTATAGGATTTCCATCTAAACTTTTAAGAGCTGGTGCTACAACTTTTAACCCAGAATTTATGTATAACAATTTACCAAGAGATGCTTTCTCATCTGCGATCCTAAGTAAAACTTGGCATCCACCTTTCTATGCTCAACTTCAAGGAGCAGCATTATTAATAAATCCAATAAGAACAAAATTAGGTTATCAACCTATGTTTGAAAAATGGGTTAAATCTGGTGGAATGAAATCTACATTTGCATCTTTTGAAAGAAATTATTTTCAAGCAGGATATAAAGAAATATTTACTGGAATTAAATTTAGAAATATAATTACTAAACCAGTTGAAATGATAAGAGTTGCAGCTGAAGCATCTGAATATTTAGGAAGAATGGGTAATTTTAAATTATCGTATCTTAAATATATTAAAGAAGGTTATGCTGAAAAAATTGCAGTTAGAAAAGCAGGTTATGATGCAACAATAAATCCAGTTGCTTATGCTAGAGCTGGAGCTTTGACTAAACAAGTTAATTTAGTTTCAGCATTCTTTAATGCTAGAGTTCAATCATTAGTTTCTATTGTTGAGGCATTTAAAGAAAGACCACTAGAAACAACAGCAAAATCTATAGCATGGGTTTCTTTACTTAGTGTTTATAATTGGATTGCAAACCATGATGATCCTGATTATCAAAAACTTCCTCAATGGAGAAAAGATTTATCATGGAATTTTAAAATTAAATCTTCTTCATTTGAAGATGGTTATTTTTATTTTCCATTACCTAAACCATTTGAAATTGGTTTATTATTTGGAACTGGAACAGAAAGATTATTAGATTTTTATGCAAAAGAAGATCCAACTATTATAAAAGATTTTTTATTTAAATTTGCAGGTGATACAGCTAAATCATTTATACCAATACCAGATATTATAAAACCAGCTGTTGAAAATTGGAGTAATAAAAGTTTATTTACTGGCAAACCAATCATACCAGATAGTTTAAAAAACTTACCAGAAGAATATCAGTTTACAGATTACACTAGCGAAACATCAAAATTAATTGGTAAAGGAATTAGATTTGTTTCAAGTGATGACTTTACTGGAGCTTCAAGTCCAGTCGTTATTGATAACGCAATAAGAAGCTGGACTGGAGGAGTTGGTACACAAGTAACTAAACTTATAGATCAAATATTAATTTCAGGTGGAATTGTAGATGATCCAATAAAACCAGAAACTAAGTTTTCAGATATATTTTTTGTTAAAGCATTTGTTGTTCGTAATCCTGATAGAAACTCTCAGTTTGTTACAGACTTTTATAAAGAATATAATCAAATTCAGAAAAGACAAAATGCTGTTGAAAACCTTAAAAAAATTGGTGATAAAGTAACCGCTGATATAGAAGAAGCTAAACTTCCAAAAAATTACGTAGATTTAGAAACTGCTTATAAAGCAATAAGAGATAAAGAAAATCAAATGCGAAACATAATAAATTCAAAAGGTTATGGTGCTGATGAAAAAAGACACCATATAGATAATTTAATTAATGAAATTATCATTGAAGCAGAATATGGTTTAAAAAGATTTAAACAAAAGTAATAGACATAGTAATTAAAATATAATAAAGGAACTTTATGACAATATCCTCAACTACAGTTAAAGTCAGTTATTCTGGTAATGGTTCAACTACTGTATTTGCTTATACATTCAAGATATTAGACGATGACGAAATT